CCAACAGTCATAGATCTATCATCTAAATCAGATTGAGTACCTGGTCCTCCTATAGTTTCACTTATTATATCTTTTATAGACTGACTAATTACATCAAAACTTTCTGCTGTGCCTCCTACATCAGGATCAGCAGGGTCTGCTCCCTCTGGACCTGTTTCTAAAGTTTTAAATCCACCTACTAAACCTTTATCTACACTAACATTTCCTTTAGGAGTTTTAATTTTTACCACTCCTACTTCAGGATCAAACACAGTTTCAAAGCCTACAGGGTTACGTTGATTAGCTATATCTGCTCTAATTTTTAACGC